TTAATCCTTTCCATTAACATCATCCTTTATCCCCTTCTGCTTTCCAACAGGTACCTTTAAAGTTTTTTTGTTATCATTTATACGGACTTCTAAAGTGTAGATACCTTCGACTGGCAACACAACATTATTCATTCCAATGCCGGCTTCACCAACTTCAAATGTTGCGTCCTCTGGAACTTCTCCTTCAAATTGAAAGTTAATCTCTCCTGTATCATTCAGAATGTTGTCTTCCGGATCCTTAAAAAGCATCCTAAGGGTATTCTTCTCATTCCTGTTATCAAGATCTCTGTTATAGATTGAAAAGGCCACTTTAAAAGAAAAATTACCAGGGATATTCACTGGTTGAAGACCACTTAAAGGGTTTTTATAAACTCTATCATCTCCATTATTAAACATATCCTCGCATAAAATCAAATAACCAATCTCCCACATATATAATCCTCCATACAATTCACTTAATAATACTATAATTATAGATGAAAATATTAACAAAAACTATTGATTTGCTGGATTTTTTTATAAAAGGAGTCTATTTTTAAACTTTGCTTCCGTATTTGGAGTGTGATAACAAACACTACCAATGTCTTTATAAAGCATAAAAAATGAATCCTCATTTGTTTTAAAGATGTAAACATCTGGTTTAAAACAAGAGGGGACTCATATGAAAAAGCTATTCCTTGAAGAAAGAGTGCTCGCCGCGCTGCAGGAAAAGCAACCAATAAAATGATGAGAAATTTGTTCAAATGACCTTTCATTTTTGAAAAGGTCTTTTTATTTTGCGCTGTATTTGCGGTTTTCGTTCGGTGTAATTTCGGTTACAACCAAGCCTATATATGTTTTAGTTGGTAATTGTAGGATATAACACAAGGAGGAATTTCATGAAGAAATTTGCGTCTGTCCTGTTGGTTTTGTGTTTATTGATGTCGTTGGCTCCGAATGTCCTTGCCTTAGAAAAACAATCACCTATGAAAAGCTACTCAGAAGAACAATATGACAAACAAGATATTTTACCCCTAGAAAAGTATGTATCAGTGAAGAATGGTCATTTTGCTTTAGACTATGAGAAGGCGAAATCTGATGGTATTGAAAAAGGTTTGCTGGATGGACAAAAGGCTTATTTTGAATACTTAAACGATGAGATAACAGCAGGTAAATTAGAAGCTAAAAAGGATTTAAGTATAGTTGAAAAGACTGAATCTGAATCTCCAGAAATGGCGCCCCTTGCTTGTAAAGGCAAAAACTACGGCCCTAAACATTACTGGTGGGGCTACCATGTTAAAATGAATAGCTGTGCTACTGATAACTTTGTACATGACATGAATACTGCCGGCAGCACGGCGGCGGGTATTGCTGTTTTCACTGCTTATTTTGGCTTTGTGCCGGGAGCTATCCCCGGAGCAGCTAGTGTTTTCTTCGGCTTAATGGCGAACCGTGCAGATGCTAATAATAAGGGTAAAGGGGTAAAAGCAGACATAACTTGGGCTTTGGCCTTTAGCTTCAGTCCGCAATAATTGCATATAATAACACCCGAGGAGTGATCATCATGTGGGATTTTTATGTAAAATACACTTTACCTATTTTCATTGTTGGTTATTTATTAGTAACATGGTTGAGAATTAATAAAGAAAAGAAGAACGGAAAAGAAGCTGTCAATAAGGCCAAACTATTTAAACAGTTGGGAATTGCAGCTCTTATCACGTTCCTTGTCATTTCCGCAGTATCTTACATCATAATTAACATGGTCGTTTCGTAAGATATTTCCCCCTCCATAAAGAGGGGGATTTTTTATTATTTCAAAAGCGCTTCGAGCCTCGCATTTGTCTTCAATCTCGTTACCCCATCGTCTTCAAAGTCTTTACAGAGCATAGAAATCAATCCTCCTTTGCTTTAAAATGTAAGTATCTGTGTTGAATAATAGGGGGATTATTATGATTTTATTTATGGGTTTTCTTACAATCTTTTCAACGGTCGGCTTTATAGTTGGATTGATATTTTTAGTTTTTCGCAAAACAAGAAAAAAAGCTTATTGGCTAGTTCCTTCAACTTTGATACTCGCGATCATCGGTTTTTCTTTTATGTCTAAACCAGTTGAAGAGCTAGGTGAAAGGGAAGAACAACCCATTTCATCAGCAAATATCGAGCCAATGGATTCTGATGCTCAAGAAGATAGCGATGAAGATGACTCTACCGTGGTTCATAAGTTAAATTGGTCAGAAAAGAAAAATGACACCACATTTAAAATTGATCGTGTTGGGATCGTTAAAAACGAAATGGAATCTGGTGCTGAAGGGGCTATAGCTGTACACTTTGTTATTGACAATAGAAGCAAAAAGGATATTTCAACTTTTCCAAACCAAGGCACACTACTTACCAATACAAAGGAACAAATAGACGCCAGTTTGTCGCTCAGTGAAGATATAGGCGGAGAAATTATGTCAGGGGCAAAAAAAGAAGGATATGTCCTTTATCCAATAAAGAAATTAAATGATCCCAATGATATCAAATCAATCAGAGTTAAGTGGGATTTTTGGCCGGACAAAGATGTTACTACAAACGCTCAAGATTTTGATATTAATCTAACGTGGTGAGAAATAAAACTCCCCCTTCCAAATAGAAGGGGGTTCAATTATATTTAAAGCGCTTCGGCTTTGCTTTTGTCTTCAGCCGTAAATGCCGTAGCAAGCGTCAACTTACTTAAACCATTTTTCCATATTGTCCAGACACATACCGCCGTTTGCCCCCGTGGATGACTTCCCAATAGCCTTTAGAGTTGTTTGAACCTTTAACAGAACCTGAGATGTTAATTGTCTTGCCGAGACCAATTGTATCCACATTCTTGGCGTTTTTACGGTCTGGTTTGTCCATAATAATGGCTGCACTTTTAACACCAACAATTTTAATTTTGCCTACAGACTTAATACCCCCGCTAGTCTTGTTTGAAGGTTTAGCAGGAGCAGATTTTGAAGGGGTTTTCCCTAACTCTGAATCGCTCTTGATATATCTTACATTAACATAACCGCTGTATGTGGCTCCTTTAGAATTGGTATATTTAATGTAACCCCAACCATTTTGAGTCGATCCTTTTTTATATTGGACAGTCGAACCTTTAGGAAGAGCAAGCACAATAGACGAGTTGGCATTGCGTTGAGTTCTCACATTAAGGCTGTCAGCAACAACTGTATTTTTAATATAAGATTCTTTTGTTTTATCAACAGGAGAATTTTCCGTTTTAGACGGGGCGCCGCTGATCCCGGCTTTAAAGGAGTCCCATCTATCAAGGAGCTTGCGTGGACAATACTTGCCGGACCAATGTTGGTGAGGGACCACGTTTGCAAGGGAAATGCCCTGCTCCTTCATGAGCTTTTTGATCAGCCATTGAGCATTCGCCACGGCTTTCTCAAAATCCCCATTGCTATTCTCGCAAATTTCAATGCCGATAGATTTTCGGTTGCCAGTTCCGTGGTTTCCGTCTCCCGCGTGCCATCCGTTTTCATTCAATGGCAGATGCTGATAAATCTCTTTGTCGTCTACTGTAAAATGCCAACTTGTGGCCGTTTCCGGATTCTTCACATAACGGGCGTGCATGGCTGCGTTTGCCCCTTTTGCCGTGTTCGCCGTGTTGTGAACGGTGATGTATGCCGGGTCCATTGCGTATCCCGGTCTGTTATTGTGTCCTGCTGGAATAAAGTCCTTTGTGATTTTCACCATGTTTCATCGTCTCCTATTCTATTTTTGGAATTTAAAAAGCCGCTGGATTTACTCAGCAGCTTTGTCCTCTTTTTCTGTTTTCTGATCGTTGTCGCTTTCAATTACGTGAAGCCGGTCAGTGATGACGGCCGGAATTTTAACGCCGATCTGTGCCAAGTTTTCCGTGATGGATAGGCCCTCATTTGCGATATAAAAAAGAACGGTCGCAAAGGTCAGGACGCCGTTCAGATCCATAATCGTATCAATAGCATTCGCCACGATAACCACAAGGAAACTGAGCATCTTACGCACATAGCCGAACCATGCGCTACGGCTCCGAAGCTCCTTGAATTTCCATGCCTTTATCACACCGGTAATGATGTCAATGATGTTCAGCACCAGCATTAAATCAAGATATTTCACCTCCCCAAAAAGATATGCTCTTGCGATCTGTAAGCTCTCAAAATTCATCCACACGTATATTCCCTCCAATTGTTATCACCTCCTTCGAGGCAAAATAAAAAACACCTCTCCGGGTGTTGATCAGTTTGCGGCGCCGCCTAAATCCACACTGACAGGCTGTTTTGTCATCGGATAGGTCAAGCCGGTTATTTGTTTATATTGATCTTCTGTAATTCTTCCCCACTCAACAAAACGGGCCACGTCCGCATTACTGTAATACTGCGGCCCCCATCCGTAGATGGTTTTAACGCTTTTAAACCAATCCATCATACCCCTTTCCCTCCCTCCGCCAGCATTAGATAAAGATTGGCAATCATTTGTGCTTGTGACTCGGCAAGGCTTTGCGCTTCCGCAAGTTGTTCTGTAATGGCCGCGTTCTGAGCTTTCAATTCATCAACGGTAAAAGGCACCCGCCCGCTTTCAATTTGCTTTTCCAGTGCTTTTTTCTCTTCCTGGGTGGCCGCCTCCGTCCATGTCTTCTCAGCGGGATGATACATCGGCTTTATGAAAGACGGAGGCTGGACGGTTGTACAATTCTCAGGGATTGTATAGTTACCTTCTTCGTCAGGCTCAATCGGAACGGGTTTGGTCAAAATAAAATTTTCATCGTATTCATAAACCTGAATCATGCTGTGTCTCCTTCCTGAAAGCCCACGACCACATCCAGATAGTAGCCTCCGCCCGTCTTACTTGAGTCCGCCGGGTCCGGATATTTTATTTTTAAATCCCCATTATCATAAATGATTAAATTTGCTGTGCCGCCTGTTCCACTTAACGGCACGGTTATAACGGAACCGCCAGCGGGCGCGTATGCCGCGGGGATGGAGCCGAATATAATTTCGGCGTCTGTTTTCACATGCCCCCGTAAGATTAAAAACGCCCCCCACTTTGCGTACATCGGTGTCCGCGTCCCTGCGGCGGCTCCATTCTTCAACATGATGTTGGCATAGGTGGCAGCTCCGTTCCATGTCTTCCGTTCAGCTTTAGAAATATGCCGTTCTTGGTTGTAATTATGAGCTTTGAACTGCCGGGTCATATCATCCCAATGCGCCTGATCTTCGGCCGTTACGTGAATGTCCGTGTTATTGGCGTGCGTGTTTACTTTATCCTGAGCACCCGAAGGGGTTTCCTTGGCGTCCCAAGCCTTCCGATCTGCTGCAGAAACATGCTTTTCTTGATCGTTCGCATGAGCGTCTACTTTCTTTTGCGCGCCGGAGGGAGTTTCCTTGGCATTCCACGCCTTTCTTTCAGAAGCTGTAATGTGCTTTTCTTCGTCATTCGCATGTTCATCCGTATAAGCTCTGGCCTTTTCCTCTGCATCATCCGCCTTCTGCTGCGCGCCCTCTTTCGTTTCAATAGCTTCCAGATCGGCAAATTTCTTCTGTAATTCCTCGATAGTCTGACTGATTTCTTCGACGATGCGGTTTATCCCGTCTCTCAGCGTTTCAAAATCATCAATGTAATAGTCAGCTGTCGGAACGATGTTCTGATCCTCTAACGTTTTGGCGATAGAGAAAGTAAAAAATGAAGTCGCCAGCGCCTGCCCGTTTGAATAGTAAAGTTTGATTTCAGCCTTTACCGTTCCATAGTGCTTAAGCTCTTCATCTGAAAGCATATATTCCGCATTTCCGTTCACCTTGTCGGTGATGGCAAGGCTCTTTTTGTAAAATGACCCATCTTCATACAATAGAACGATTTTCGCGTCTACAGCAGACAGGGGCAACGGCGTGCCATCCTTTGTAAAAGAAAAAGACAGCTTTGCGCTGCCCGTGTCCTGCGTCATGAATTGGATGTTCGTGGTTCGCCCGTTTGTCCGGTTCGCATTGATGTCAAATGCGACGCCCCCCGTTTTGTACATTCCTTTTCCTCCTTAGTGCTGCGGCGTAACAATCATTTGAGCTACACCGTATCCTTTTTCCGCATCATACGGAGACTTGATTCTCATAACAGTTCCATAGCCTCCGCTTTCCGCTTTAGTCGCGATTCCGCCAATTGCTGATACGCTATCCCCTACGGCCACTGTTTCGTCAATCCTGACAAAGACTTGACCGATCAGGCCGATGACATGCCATTCGTCCCGAGAGTCACGCGGCACATATTCGAGAGAAGGGTCGTAGTCTGGATTAAGTTTGGGGAGACGGATTTCTTCTCCGCCGCGGAAAACTGTCTCGTAGACCAACCCACCGAATTCATTTCTTTCGTACTGCTCGTTCCAATAGAACGCAGCACCGCCGAGCACCACGCCCGCAGTTTCCGAAACAACTCCGAGAATCTTGTCCTCTTTTTCCGCTTTTCGAATCTTTTCGCCTTCTAGTGCAACGAGATAACTAGAATCAATTTTCTTGCCGTCAGCAGACTCAAAATACTCAGCGAAGTCTTTGAAATCTGAGACGCTCTCCACTCGTCCTGTGCCACGAATATGACCGCCAGTCGAATCCAACTCCCATCTCGTATTTTTTGTTGAGGCAGTTCCTGTCCCATAACCGCCTCTAACGCTGTATCCGTTATCGTTGATAACCCCCTGAGCTGCAAGAATAGCCCTTGAGTTGCCGTCACCTTTTGTGTGGCAGTTATTGACGGCTATTAGCGCTTGACGCGACCCCTCAGTCGTTGAGCCGCCCCGGACACCCAGCAGAACATTGGCAGGGCCTTTTGCGATGTTGTCACCTGTACTGCCTAAAATGGCACTCGCTTCATGTAGTGCAGAGCCGGAAGTGTTACCGCCCATAAAGCCGCCTTTTACTCTTGTCGGGATAGTGCTGTACTCTCTCCCGGCCAATTGAGCAGATATCTTATACCCGGCTGCTTCTACACCTACAATGGTTGTTTGATTATTCGGCGAACCAATTCCGACGGTTCCGTTTTTACCTATAATCGTTCCATTCATAATGCTTGAATGATAAACCCCGCCGCCTAAACCGATAGCTGCCGGAGCCGAATTGTAAATATCAAAATTTGAGATCTTCACGTAATCAGCTTTTTGTGGGCCTCCGTACACTCGAATATCATGAGAAGCCTTTCTGAACCCTCTCATTTTAATTCCGTTTACGGTAATATTTCTGCAGCGATACTGAAAAGCAACCACCGGACTGTTTTTATAATCGTAATTGGGATTTCCGATTGCGGTAAAATTGACAATCTGCACGTTCTTATATGCGGATACAACAAGAGCACGAGGGGTAATTCCCTCATACAGATCATTAAAAACCGGTTCTATTGCAGTGCAGTCCGTTAACGTCACATCATAAGCTGTGGTACTCTCAGGATCATTTGCTTTATGGTGGCCGATATGCCGCAAATCATAAGCCCGCACGTCCCGATATGAAACGTGGCCGAGGATATGAACATTTTGGGAAGCCGGCCATTCGGTATGCGCCTTAACTTCAACGCCTCGGATGTTTCCTTCTGTATAGTTGTTGAGCAGCCACACATGCTTAGAACCGTCGTCAATCTCAATACCGTTAGAATTAGCCTTTCCCGCGGCATGTGCGAGGCCTGTTGGGTTTGTGCAATGGCAGTTTGATATGAAAATATACTCACTGTAATGGGTTGTTATCCCGTCATCCCCATACCCTGAGCTAACGCAGCCGTCAATCCATACATATCTGCATCCGTCTTTTGTATACTCGGTATCTGGTAGATGGTCATACGTTGGCGCTGTTATATCAATGCCATGAAGTGCCGGGTTAATGTTTTCTATATTTTTAATCCAGATGAACTTTGAATTCGCAAAGGCAACGCATGTGGAATGCTGCCCGCCTGTCGCCCTTAAACCTCCCTGCCGCTCTCGATTCCAGTCTGTTGAAAACCCTTCAACGTGAATATTTCGATTCCCTTTTTCATAGTCCGCATTCGTAATGACCCATTCTGAGGCCGGTGTCTCATCATTCAAAATCAAGAATGTAACGCCGATTCCCTGGCCGACCAGACGAACCCAGGAAGGGATTTTCAAGCCTTTCACGACGTAAATGCCAGCTGACATAACGACCTGTACCTTACCGGTCCCGAATGCCTTCTTAAATGCTTCCGTGCTGTCTGTTTTTCCGGTTGGGTCAGCCCCGAAGTCATCAACGTTTACAACGCGTTTAATTTTCCTGTCGAGCTTGCTGAATTCCCTATCGAGCCTGTCTTTCAATGTTGCGGCAATTTCCCCATCCGTCGTTACGCGGGAATCCACGACTTCTTTCACGTCTTTACCGTCATGATTCAGTACAAGGTTAGTAAATCGCGCAAACAGATTTTTCAAACGGTTTTCGACGGTGTACCCATCATGTGTAATCTGTGAAGAATCATGAACGGCAATTCCTGCTCGGTGCCTTTTAAGATCATCATCAATTTTATTTATTCCATTTTCTATAGTTTCCATGTCATCCCGTATTTGTGATGTATACCGGGCATTTCGGGTGGTATCATAGTCTTTGGTAAGCCTGACCAATTCAGAACACTCCTTTCAACTAAAACGAAAAGCACCCCAATAGAGGTGCTTTAAATCATCATTCTTAATTTCTGAACATAACGTTTTTGATCTTTCAATCGTTTTTCTTGCTCCATGCGGATATCCTGGATATCTTTACGGAAATTAGCAAAGTTCAATGTTGGCTTTGCATATGGATTTAAGGGCTTGTATTGAATGGAAAGCAGCCTGACATCGTCTTCATAAGTCACACCGTATGCTGTATCAGCCAACACGTGAAGTGTGTCTCCTTTCCAAAAATCATCTTGTATTTCAAGAAGCTTCGGCTCATAGATGTATTCATAATCTACTTCTATCTCCATTTTCGGATAAGGATTCACGTATTTTTTAAGCGCCGTCACCATGCTGGATTCTTTTTTATAACGCTCGTCGCGCAACGGTTCCGCCCACCTCGGCATGCCATCAAGCAGGAACTTATCTTCGTCAGGGTGCTTGTAAAGGACTGGCTCAAAGACGTAATCCGTTTTTTTGCTGTCGGTGCTGCTGTTTTCCTTAATCGCACCGAATCCTCGCGCCCGGGTAGAGCAGCCTTCTGTCGATGTTTTAATTTTAATACCGGGCATATTATAACGAGAGTCGAGAGTGTGATTGATACGCTTTCCCATCTTTTTATAGATGTAAATCTTGTAATTATCTACATCCAGTTCTAAACCGTAGTCTTCCACAATTTCGCTTATCAGCTCATTCGCAAACTTGTCACCAAAATTCTCCTGCTCTACACTTTCAAATTCACTTTCCTTGTCTTTGAAAATATAAGAGAATTTCGTCCCCTTCAATGTGAAATCAAGCATTTTTCGTACAGTCAGTGTACCGCTGATCGTCTCTTCTACATAATGATTATTCAAAACGGCAACGAAAACATGGCTTGCAGAAACTTTCTTGCTGAGTGTCTTTTCCTGATCGACTTCGATCATCGTGATAAAGTATTTTTGATGGTTAAATTTCTTTTCATCCAGGTAAAGAATATTGTCATTTATGAGCAAGTCATATTCAATGCCGTTATCAGCAGTTCGAGTGATCGTAAACTCAATATCTTTTTTTCCGGTGGTGTCATCTAATAGATCCGGATCGGCACCAATGACTTCAACTAATTGATTTCCGTCTTGGCTGGAAACATGCAGCTGAGGGAAGTAAACGTCTTTTGGTAAGTTTTGATTCAGCGTAATGTCTTTACCGTCATATTCTTTACTTGGTATGTCCGGCTCAGGATCTGGTGTGCTCGGATTACTCGGTTCGTCTGGTACTCCATCGGTTGTATCATATTTCGTTAATTTATAGGTGAAAATGAGGCTGTTCAATTTTGTTGCGTAATTTGGGTCGGTAGCATACCCGGCTTTGACGAGAGCCGCAGTTGCTTTCTGATAATCTGTTTCCCCGACGACAGCTTTATAATGGTTTTTGTCCCAGCTAAGGCCATTCAAGTACAGGTTCGCCAAGTCTTGTATAGATTCTTTCCATGAAGGGTACTTCCTGAATTTAGCCGGAACTTGTACGTTTTCTCCGTTGATAACTTCCCATGTTTGCATAATGACATACTGACCGTTGTATTCGCCCTTCATACCGAAAAGGTTATGTCCTTTTGTCGCCAATTCACTTGTGCCCCACGCGCTTTCTAAGCATCCTTGCGCAATGATCAATGATGCGAGAATACGGTTCTTTTTATATATTTGCTGGGCATCGCCGGCAATCTCTTTAATAAAATCTGTATTCGCCATATATACCGCCTGCCTTACAAGTAGTAAAACCGTGTGTCAAATTCTATGACAAAATCATCGGCATTTTGAATTTCAAACTCATTCCAGCCAATTTCGAGATTCGGCAGACGTCCAGATGTTTTTATCGGTTTATTATTGAGCAGCGCGTATTGCTTTAAAAATGATACCTGCTGTGACTTCTTCAACTCCTGTTCAATCGTTAATTTCTCGCCGTTGGTATGATTGATTAGTGTTACATTCTTCCCCTTGGCGTTCAATAGGACGTTATATGCATGATCAAGAGGATTGATTTGGACGTCTCCAGAATTAAAGACCGAGAAACGTTTCTGATTCTTAAAATAATAGGCCAGGTTGTCATCTGATTGCAGGTTCATACCGATGTTCCAGTTCTCTCCTGACTGAGTCTGTGCTGTTTTGGTTGAATGTTTAGATTCTGCCATCCCGGTAATATTGGTAAACTCGACTGAAAAAACAGCATGTGTTTTCTCCTTTTCTTTGGGAATGCTGAAATTCCCATCACACGTGACAAGGAAACGGCGATTCGGCCATAAGTCAGTAGAAATATAATAGGCAAATGGCTTCACCAATAAAGCATAGAGCTGATGCCTAAGCATGTAAAAATTACTGTGAATTTGCGAATTCAAATATATTTCTACAGTGACCTTCCTTGATGAATAGGTCACATCACGTGGATGCAGTGCTGAGATAACACCATGACGCCGCGGGATCGTGATTGTTTCCCGATTGATAGCCGGCGCCTCCGCCAAAAAACTCAATACTTCAAATTGAGGGAGCAAGCTGTCAAGGCTCTGCTCCCCCAATCCGTTATCAAAATCCAAAAATAGTTTTACCAAGCCGGCTTACCCCCGTTTCTATATTGTTTTCTTCTATATCGGTCAGCACTCGTTTGGTCTACTCGAGCACCGTCAATATAGGTGTTGTTATCTTTTAAGACCAGTTGTTGCAATAGCTGAATGTTCTGCTGGAGAGCGTCGATCTGCTGCCCCATCATACTGATTTGCCTTTCTTGATTCTCCACGACCCGAGTCATATCAATATTGACGATTTTATTATTTTCAGGCTGTGCCGCGGATGCTTTTTGAAGCAATAGCAAAGCCTTCGAGATCATCCCTTCTTGCAGAGAAGGCAGGACGCCAAGCTCACGCCCAACCCGCGCCCACAATCCGATGTTCCTTTCGCGGTATGCCGGATCTTTCGTAATGGTGGTTTCATCGTACCCTCGTTCGTTGAGGACGGCGAGCTTGGAGCCGCCGCGCCCCGGAGAAGTACCGCCCTTTGCATACCCTACGTATGGGCCGCCGCGGGCCATTGATTTCAAGCCGGGATGATTTGATATGTCTCCATATCGCCCTTTGATGTAATTGATGGCCGCCAAAACGCTATCTACGGGATTCAAAATGTTGTTGTGACCCGGAAATGCATTTGAGGCAAACGTACTTGGAATCGTCTGCATTAGTCCCTGTGAAGGATTACCTGCCTTCCAGTTAGAGTCCCACCTGTTGACGACATTTGGATTTCCTCCTGACTCTTTCATGGCAATCGTGATTAAGCCGGGAACCCATGAAAACGGGACACCAGCGATGCCGACGGCTTCTGTTACCCATTTTTGGACCTGGGCAGATCCGGTTGCGCCTTTATAGGCATCTGCCGTAAAAAATCCCACATCCGGCAAGACCCCTTTTAAGAATTGAAGGGCACCGCTTTTTAGCGTTTTGAGAATACCAGTCCCTAACCCGTCTATACCGGTTCCTGTTTTAAACGGGATCATGCCTTTGAAAATGCTGCTGATTATCTTTTGCGGCCCTTTCATAATCATTTCCATAACGTTAGAAGCGACATCCTTCGTTTTGCCAATGACATTCTTGCCGACAGAGACAGCGCCTTTCACCAGCTTTTTTGATCCCTCAAACGCATTTTTGAAGAAGTTTCCGACCCCATTTGCATAACCGGGAAGTCCTGTGGCAGCTGCTTCTTTCGACTGAGCGTGCGGAAGAACAGACGTACCACGCGGAAGATCCCACACTTGCGGGCCGCCCATTCCGACAATGTAAGTGCCGATGCCAGGCGTGTGAGCAAGCTCCCACCCTTCTTCCCCGACTAATGCCCGACCGCCGGGGTGAAAGTCTGTTCCTTTGGCATAGGCTACTCCCGGTGCAATTTGCATTGTGGAAGATTGGCGACTGTCGTATCCTGCTGGCTTCCACTCTGGAATTGTAGGCGCGTGAACAAATTTTAAAATATTATTGATCCAACCAGTAATAGCATTTACTTTGGTTGCCAAATCAACTTTGAATAGATCCCATTTCCCGAGCACTTCTCCTGTTTCCCAATCAACTTGACTAATATGGCCTTCAGCTTGCTTTTTCGCTTCTCTTACAACACCTTTATGAGTTTCCTCTGCTTCATTAATTGTCTTTTTCGCCTGGCTCTTTGCGTTTTTAACGGTTTTATCGTGTTCTTTCTTAGAAATTGAACGTTTCACATAATACTGTTCATCAGCGGCATCAATAACAGCATCACGTTGCTTCTCAGCTGCTTTTATTGTTTTATCTTTTGCCTTGTTACTGTCTTTTACTACAGCCGCCGCTTGTTTAGCAGAAAGATTAGACGTTTCTTCTTTTAATTTTTTGGAGATTTTGGTTTGCTCGTTCTTGCTTCGTGAGAGTGCAGTCTCCATTTCAGCAAGCATTTCGCCTTGAATTTTTGCTATTTCTTTATTCTCTTTTTCCGTTGTTTTTCGATTTTCCCGGGCGGCAGTCCTATAAATTTCATCTACTCGATCAACATACTTTTGAATCTTCTTTTGTTTTTTCTCGTTATAAGTATCAATTTTGCCAATGATTTTATTTTCTTCTTTGTCGGACATTCCGTTATTAGAAGCATAAAATTCTTTCAGCACTTTAGTTGCATTGGTCGCGCTGGTTTTGTATCCGTTTTTCAAGGAATCTCCCATGTCTTTAAAACGTTTTGACATGTCATCTGCGATATCGTTCGTGATGGTAGCATTGGTCGCACGGAGAGTGTTCAGCTTGGCGGTAACTTCAATGTTCATGTCTTCATAGGCGTTGACGGCTTTTGCTGTGGATTTTGATACACCGTCTCCAAAATCAATTGTCGCCGGAAGCACTCGTTTCTTTAAATTGTCATAATACTTAAATCCGGCATCAGCTAATAGAGTCACACCCGTAATGAGCGCGCCGACCGGTCCACCTAACAATCCAAGTCCGCCACGTAAAAGACCGACAACAGCAGTGCCTTTTTTAAGTATGTTAAACAGGCCAAAACCGCTTTTAGCAAGCTGCATAAATCCGCCTGCCCCTTTTACGGCATTTAATCCGGTTTTGATAATTCCGGCGCCGAACTTTAACAGTTCAGGAGCAAAAGTAAGAACGAGGCCCGCAATTGTCCCGATTGGACCGCCGAATAGAGTAAGCCCAGTACCGGCCACCCGGGATGCGCCGCTAAGCCCGCGCATCGCTTTCGAGCTTTTATTTGCCGATTGCTCCAGCCGGCCAACTCGTGTTGCTGCCACAGCGTTTGTTTGATTGAGCCTTTCCATTCGAGTGGCTGCTACCGTTGCCGCAGTGGAAGTTGTCGCAATACCAGCTGCCGCTGTTCGGGATGCAGCACCTGCCGCAACGGCTTCAGTCGTATAAACGCCGAGACTTGCAGATGCCCGGTTGACGTTACCGGTTAAATATCCCCCCGCCGTGCGAAGCATGTTCCATCCTGCTGCGATCCTCGGTAATGCCCCGATTAACAGCAAGGCAGCCCCGCCAAAAAGAGAAAATACTGTTACAGCTCCGGCCGTAATAGCAATAGTGCTTGCGACGGAGTTCGGTAAGGCGTCGAACCACGTTACTAATGAAGTCAGACCGTCAGTAGTAGCTCTGATGATCGGTATAAACTGGTTTCCCATGGTGATGACGGCGTTGTTTGTTGCAGATTTCAGATATTCTACAGATCCGGCCAGGTTGTCCATCTGCGTGTCAGCCACTTTTTCAGCAATACCGCCGCTGTTTTCTATTTCCTTTGTGAATTCTTCCAGCTTATCTTTACCTGCATGCATGAGCGTGATAAATCCAGATATAGCATGTTGTCCGGCCAGCTGTTTAGCGATCCGGATCTGTTCTGTTTCAGTATAATTTTTTGTTTTCTCTGTGATCTGCCCCATGATGTCGGCCAGCGGGCGCATCTTTCCGGTAGAGTCTGTCACTTTTAAACCTAATTCTTCAATAGCCGAAGCCGCAGGTTTAGGCGGAGCCGCTAAACGGGTAAGCGTCGAGCGAAGTGCTGTACCCGCCATGTCTGCCTTTATTCCGCTGTTTGCCAGAATGCCGGTTGCCGCGGCCAATTCTTCCATACTGAGACCTGCTGTTTTAGCCGCCGGAGCCGCATATTTCATCGTTTGGCCAATCTCCTGCAAAGTGGCATTGGAGTTCGTGAACGTATACGTCATTGCATCGGCAACACGGTTTGTGTCCTCTGCCTTAATATGAAATTCGGTTAAGATGTCAGAAACGATATCAGCCGTTACGCCGAGATCGGTTTGTCCGGCGGCCGCCGTCGCAAGCAAGCCGGGCATAGCGCCGATAATTTGGTTCGTCTTATAGCCGGCCATCGCTAAATACTGCATGCCTTCGGCTACTTGCCCATCCGTATACTGTGTGACGGCGCCAAGATGACGGGCTGTTTCTGTTAATGATGCCAATTGATCGTTTGTTGCGTTCGCCAAGGCGGCGACACGGCTCATATCTTTCTCGAAGCTCGCTGCGGCCTTAACGGTTGCACCGATCCCAAGCGCTCCTGCGGCACCAATTCCCGCTAATGCCTTTCCTGTGGCTGTTGCAGATTTATAAACAGCGTTTAGCTCTTCTGATACATCCTTTGAATCCTTTTTAAAAACAGAAAAAATTCCTGCAGCCCGACTGCTGCTGTCTGACATGGTCTGAAACTCTTTGCTGACTTTATTCAGCTCTTTGCCGAGATTCTCATGAACCGCAATAGCATCATTCAAACGCCGCGCCTGAATCTGTGTCTCCCGGTTGTCTTTTCCTTTTTGTCTGACCAGTTCTTCATACCGCTGACGGTGCTCCTGGACCAACCGGCCTTGAATCTTATACTTATTACTCAAGCCCTCCATCTGCGATTGCAGGAGCTTTGATTGATCGCCAGCATTTTTATAAATGCTTCCGGCTGCCTTCATTTCTGAATTTGCCAGGCGCATCTGCCTTTTTAAGCCTTCAATTCCCCGGTTAAATCCTGTATCATCAAGACCGACCTTAACGACCATATTTCCTATTGGTTGAGCCATATGTATCCACCCCGCTTTCCTGGCAAAAATTCAACAAAAAAGACAGGCTATAAGCCCGTCTAAAAGAAGACATCTTCAAATTTCACTTCTTCTGGTTTATTGCTTTCGGTCAATATCTCTAAATAGTGATATATGTCCATCTCGTCAATCGCGCTCATACTCCACCCTTGTTGTAGGAGAGTAGCGTAAATTTCATTTATCTGCTCTATTCCGCGCTCGTAGGTGTATTCTTCTCCGTCTGTTCCGGCAAAAAATCCTGATCAGCAGCCTCAATTTCTTTATAGCCGGCAATTTCCGAGAGAATGCGGCTTACTTCCTTAGCCACTTCAAAAGATTCCAACCCCTCAAATAATTGATCGTAAGTAAATTGATTGCGGAATATCCCAACAATAAATTGCAGCTGTTTTTCGAGGATTTTGATGCTTTTCTCCAAATTATCCGCTGTTTTTTCCGCTTCTGCATTTAATCGTAATGCTTCAAGAAGTGTTTTTGTATTGGTCCGGGGTGCAATAAATGTTTTGAATTTCTTTTCATCTTCGAACCATAGTTTAATAGAGATATGTTTTTGAGCCATGTCGACTCCTCCTTTTAATTGTTATAGAAATAAAAAAGGAAGCACTCTGCTTCCCTTTTTAAGCGCCAAGATCAGTGCTTTTACTTGCCTTGGGTTCATCGTTAGATGAAGTGTAGGCGTTGCCGTATACCTTTTCATAAAACTTGTCTAAGTCGAAATTAGGCGCGTCTTCATCTGCGATGATTTTATACACATCATCCTGCTCTCTTTCAAGAAACTCCGCGGACAATTTAGAGGTCTGGAAGTCTATTTTTTCTTTTTTTGTGCTCCAGTCATCATCAGGCAAAGTGAATCGGCCTTGAACTAAGCCTACATGACGTTTTTTTCCGTTTGCTTTGACACCAAAGAAGGTAATCGCGATCCAAGGCGGAGTAACGTTTTTCTTGAAAAGATATAGACCGTCTTTGGTTTCCTCTATCCCAAATAAATTGACAAGGTGTTCCGGCGGTACGTCTCGCATTTCTAAGTCGAGTTTCGTTGAGCCAGTCGAGACAGCTAAATCAGCTACTTTGTTATCTGCATACTGTTTTTCTGTAGATGAATCGGTTGCCATCTTTGCGTTGATAACATGTGGATAATCAATGATCTTGCTGGCGATCCACAAGCCTTTTTCTTTTACTAACGGTGAATACTTGACGCCTTCCAATCCCACCATAGAACTGTATTCAGGCATAATAAAACCTCCAATTATAGTAAAATATTGGCCTCAAACCGATATCCTTTCCGGATGAGGCGCTCAGATTGTAAAAATTCATTAAAAGGACCATAAGCCTGGAAATCAAAAGTTCCCATTACATCAACGACAGCAGCCATTACGGATTCACAAGACTGATTGTGGTACACATCAATCTGATATAGCGTGCTGTCCTGGATAGGCTTACCGTCTGCCCATTTGGTTGTTCGATAATCTAATTCTTGTACGACAATATAAGGCGGCTGGCTTTTTATTCCTTCCGGCACTGCCAATTCATAGATATTGCCGGGGTCAACCAATGATAAAAGCGCCGGATGGGCTTCCAGCGCTTCAAATAAACTGTTTTTCAATTGTTCAGCTCGTTCGATAAGATTCACAGCTTGTATCCCGCCTTTATGACTTTTTCCATAGCATCAAGCATCTTGCCATTCGCCTTTAGCATACTCCGGTGAATAAATGGATTGGCAGCTTGATGGAGCGTGCCGAATTCCGGCAAGTGAACACGGAATTTTGTATCTTTTGTAGGGCCTACAACTGCGTATATCTCTCCGTCTTCGTCCCGCCTGATACGGCTGCCGACTATAATATCATCGTCAATGTGCGGATGACTTCCGCCAATGGAAGAGCGTGGAGCTTCCTCATTAATTTCCGCAGCCAAAACAGCCCCTCCGGCTTTCACTGCTGCTTTATGAATCTTTTCATCCTTACGGGCCAGATCAGCAAAAGTAGATTCAAGCTCCCTAAACCCTTTCAATTCCAATTCAAAGTTCATCGGCTCACCACATTCGCTTTAATCGTAATGAAATGCCGCCGCGAATAATTCGGTAAGATAGCCTCAATTTCATATGGAACGCCCTGAAAGACGATTCGCATATGTTCATTGATATCTTCCCGGTGCCGGATTGTAAATTGAACTGTTTTTTCTTTTTGTATGGCCGCTGCAGCATAATATTCCCGGCCTTTTAAGCCCTCCGCCTTTGCCCAGCATTCAATAACTGTTTCCCAGCTATCATTTCCCTCCACAGGCAGACGGCCGCCGGGCTTCTTTTTTTGAAATTGAATGCGATACCGCATATCATTTAGCATTGGCCTTCACCTCTGGAACCGTGTATTTCAACTGATTGATCATCATAGTCAGCACCCCATCAAGATTGGATGTCGTGCCGGCAATCTCCCGGTTCTCATACCAATGCGTCACAAAAGCTTTTACACACATAGCTGCTCGTGCTGAGTTATTCGGAAATGTAAGGCCAGTAGCACCTGTTATATGTTCCTTTGCTGATGCGATAAAGTCTAGAATTAAATCATCCTCCTGATCGCCATCGACCCGGAGGAATTTTTTCACTTTCTCTAATTCTTTTTTTTCTGCTTCTGTCATCTGACTTCATCAGCCTTTCATTCTGCTGGAGTGGTCGGTTTCAGCTCATCAATTTGTTTTTGCATGCCATCAAGTACAGCTTTTACTTCACTGTTCAGATGCTCCAACATGATGCTGCCAGTCCCAACGTTTTTGCTGCGAACTGATTTTTCGGCCAGCATTTCATGTGCAATACTCCCCTCTTCAATGACTGCCGGCTCGCCCGGTTCGCCTTTGGGGCCTGGTTCGCCTGGTTCGCCTGGCTCGCCTTGGGGTCCTGGAGGTCCCGGCTCACCTTGTGGTCCTGGTTCACCCGGATCACCCTTCAGGCCTTTTACGTAGAGAGGATTTTCTTCGCTGTTATCAGCAACCGAAATGTCAGTGATCGGCACTCCTTTACCGTTGTCCCTCGCAGAAGTTAATACACCGTTACTTTCGTTCAGAATATTGTCTAATTTCGCCATGTCGATCAATCCTTTCAATTTTTATTTTTACTTTCCAAGATCAGCAGACTGTTCAGGCGTTTCTACCTTTGCGTCTTCCCCGACGACAAGATCAGTGACAATGACGGCTGCTTCCGGATCTACTACTTTTCCGTCGAAACGTTCAATGCCGCGGAAATATGTCTGATCCGTAAGAAAAGCGTCTCCGCCTACATCTGTAGATTTGATTTCGAATTTTTGACGGTCAAACATGAAATATGCACTTTCAAAATCACCGAAAAGAATATGAGTCTTTTGTGTCTTGTCGTCAGTTACAATTTCGTCATAAACTTCAACCGGACGTCCGAACAAAAGGAAGCTGTCTTCGTCCCTAGGATCTTGAGCTAAGATGCCTCTGCCGTTTTTATCTTCAATATTTGCCAGAGTTTCAAACGCTTCAGTATTCATAACCCACTTTGCATTTTTACGATATCCGCGTTTAATCTGGTTTTTAACCTTGCGTAGAAATTTAATCGTAATTACAGATGGCGCTTTAAGCGTTTTGTATTTGCCGCTGGTAATGATGCCTTCAACATTCGTCTCCCCACCTTTTCCATAAAAGACTTCATCATTTTCTGTCACTACAGCGGATTCAGAGAGCCAGTCTACGATTTCACGAACAAAGTTTACAAAAGAATCATTTAATAGCTCGCTAGAAACAGGCAAAAATCCGGCGAACTTTTTAACGTTGTACCAGATTTGTTCAAATTCCATGTTTTTTAGTTCTTTAATTTGTTCTTTCTCGGCTGTATTATAGAGTTTTCCAGCTACACCTTTTCGGACTGTATAACTCCCTGATGGAGCAGTTTTAGGCACAACGCGAACCAGATTCCGAACGGAATTTAATTCCTTGATGGATTTCAAAATCTCTTTTGAAATATCGTCCGGAACAGTATACCCGCCGTCTTTATCACTTCCAGAAGACAACGAGCGATTTTCCTTCAGAACACGCTGCATCATGCTTCTTTCTTCTTCTCCGAGGTCATGGCTGCGTCCGGTCAGCACTTTAAACCAAGCATCCCGGTACTCATTTGTGGCTGTTAAGATGTCGCGCTGTTCCGGTTCCTCATCAGGTTTTCGTTCAAGTTCCGGTACAAAGTTTCGCTCTTCATCCAAAGCCGGCAGTTCCAAGCCGCGTTCTTCTGACATCAGTTCAATTTGTCTTTGCAGCGCCTTCGCTTCATCAAGCATGCTGCGGGCTTCTTCGGACTTTCCTTCATCCAAAAGATTGGATGCCTCTTGTTTTTTCTGTGTGAATTTTTGTCTTAATTCACGTTCTTTTTTTGTCATTGCTACTGGCATTCAGGTATCCTCCTTATATTTGAACATAAAAATAGACCTACAATGTGAGGTCTAAAAGCTCAAGTTCCATTTTCAATTTTTCAATTGGGGCAGTCCGCATTTCTTTTAACTGCTCCACTTTTTCTAAACTGCGTTCACCAATCACTGCCTCCGTATCGCTATAAGCAGGCGTGGTTACGAGAGAAATGTCAAAGATACGTTCGATATTATTGATGCGGCGTTCATAAATGTCCTCTTCATCATTATGTCGCCATTCGTCCGGATCTCCTTGACTGTAATCCAAAGAAAAAGCAAAAGAACACTGATTAACGACTCCGCTTCTAACATTCACCATTAAATCTTTCGCGTATGACGTGTCTGTAGGGACAAAACGGAATTTGAGACCTATTGCGTCTGTTTCTAGCTCCAGCCTCCCTACGTCCTCAGAAACGGTATTTCTCGCTAAGGGATAATCCTGACGGTGGTTAAAAAGAGCGACTACGTTAGAAAGGTCTGCGGAATCCAGGGCATTCCGGCTGATGATTTCTTTAAACCATCCTCCCAACGGCTCGGACCATTTTTCGAATTTCAAAGCGTACCCCTCAATAAAATGCCTTTTATCTTCGCCTTCACCGGCAGAGCGCAACTCAATTTTCGTTGTCAGATGACGTACTTCCTTGCTCATGTTTGCCATCACCTCCTTTACTTGAGCCAGCTTTGTTCATTTGATACTGCTCCAATGAATCAAGGAAGGTATAGTTGAGCGACACAAGGTGCCGATCACCGTGTTCAATCGCATTTTTCTCTTCCAGTGCACGAATTTCATTGATATTTAAGGCGCCGATCCGTTCCATAATTTCGTAATACTCGGCCCTTGATTTTGCATCACCGCGCAGCTCGCTGTTTACATTGAATTTGATGTAAAATCCTTCATTTATTTCACCATCAGTAAAAAGCTTTGTGATGATTTCCTGTTCAAAGGATACCAGCCAAGGATGCAGCGTATTTTTCACATACTCAATGGACTGGTGCTCAATATTGTTGAAAGTAGCACGATCCAGTTCATTAATTTTGTGCAGAGGGACTTTATAGATAGACGCAATTTGTGCTTTGTTGAATTTCATCGACTCCACAAATTGCGCTTCTTGTAAAGGCATTGAAATTGATTCATATGAAAGACCGGCATCAATAATTGCGATGTTGCGGCCCGCATTGACTTTTTCCCATTCATCTCTAGCCCGATTTTTTGCGTCTTCATCAATTAAGGTTGGGACTTTCAATATTCCCCGGGGAGTAGCATCATTTTTATACAATTTCGCATTAAATTTGGTTGCAGCAGACTGAGCACCGATATGTTCCCTTATGACGCCTATCGGACTTTTCCCGTTAATCCCGTCTTCTGTCATACCCTTGAAATGCAGGACCTCATCCGCATACAATTCAACACTTTTTGAATTAATGACCGTTTCATACCACAGTAGACCGTTGTTCGGATTTACATAGGCCTGTGTATTGGCTGGATTTAACGGTAATAAGGCTATGATTTTACCTGTTTTATCCACTTTGATATAAGAGTAGGCATTTCCCCAAAGACAGACATGAATCATCATTAGCTTTTTCCATGTGAAAGCCGTCATGTAACGATTAGGTTTCAAATAGAGTAATTGAGCAACAGGATGTTTCATGCTGCTGATAATATCATCTTGGCGACTTTTGAACGTATGGACCGAAAGCTTAGCAATGTCATCAGACAATACATTCACACATGAATAGACATCAGGATGAATTAAGGCGGTTGATTCGCTCACACGTTCACCGCTGGCCGTCTTTGAGCCGCCGAACATATCAATGATCCAGTCAGGAGGGTTCGCAAGATTCCAAGTCTCTGATTCATTTGATCTTTTTGAAAACAGCCCTTCCAAAAACAATCAATCACCCCCTTTTTTTGCTGATTAACACCGCATAAAATATAAAAAAGACACCCGTCGTCAAAAGACCGATGTTTGAATGCAAGCGATATGCGGCGCACGCTATAAATGCTGCACCTGTGATAAAAAGAAAATCGTTTAACAGAAGCAGCATGAATGCGAATATTTTTTTCACGTTTACACCGCCCTTAGAAAGAGAATGACGCTGATTTGATATATGAGTTCAGGTCTACTTCATTATCAGTTTGAGAAGCTCGTACATAAGCATTAATCAATGCCGCTACAGGATCAATCCGTTGTGTTGATTTGGATTTATCCAGCATGATATTCTCTTGAGCATCCACTTTGGTTACTGCGTTCCCCATCGCCCAAGTTAGCAGTGAATTTTTCGGATGAATGACTTTTTTTGATTTCACCTTAGCTCTGAAGCCTTTAGTTGGTTCCGATAGAGTAGCAACACCCTGACGAATTTCAATCATTACATATCCGTCCGCCTCCATCTGCTGAGCAAACTGCGTCGCATTGTACGGATCATATCCAATTTCTTTGATACGCCAGCCGTTTTCTTGCTCCATCTTTTTGATGTAAGCCCTGATGTAATCATAATCAACAACAGCGCCGTCAGTTGTCGTAAGCCATCCCCTATCTTTCCATGTGTCATACGGGACGTTGTCGGTTTTCATTCGCTCAAAAAAAGTATCCTCCGGCATAAAACCGTGGCTTTCTACAGCAACCCGCCCATCATCCAAAGGAAAAACAAAAGATGCTGCAGTTAAGTCGATTGTTTTTGACAAGTCGATACCGACGTAACACTCCCTGTTTTTCAGATCCGGAGTTTTGTCAGAACCGCAGTCAGCCCAAGCCTGCATATCCATATAGCCGTTTTCTCGCATGTTTACCCAGATGTTCATGTTTTTCGTCATGAAATTTCTCATTTTCTCCGGGACAGCAAGCGCGACCTCCAATTCCCCACGTAAATAATTCAAACCGTGTTCATTGGCAGCGACAATCGGATTCGCTTTAATCCAGTTCTTTTCGTCCTTGACGTCATCGCCTTTATCAAGCTCGTTGACCATTACAAAATATTGCTCGTTCTGTTCGACCTTATTCGGGTCCAGTATGCGAGACACGTAGTCATATTCCACACGGTAAGCAGGATTATTTAATTCAAAGCCGGCCGTCGTAATAATTAACATTAATGGCTGGGCACGGGCGGCCATACCGGAAGCCAGGACATCATAAATTTCTGAGGTTTTATGAGCATGGTATTCGTCGATGATGCCGCATTGTGGGTTGAATCCGTCTCCGGTCTTCCCGGCATCTTTAGAAAGCGCCTCAATTTTCGACTGTGTTTTGGGATGCTCAATTTTCCCATAAGCAATCCGATATTTCTTTTCCGGCTTGTTCAAAAGGTCGCTTTGCATGATCTGCGCCTTAATTTCATTCCAACAGATTTTTGCTTGTTCAGTTTTTGTAGCCCCAATGTATACCTCGGACATATACTCATCGTTGGCCATTGTCTCATAGGAACCAACACAGGCCAGGCTCTGGGTTTTGGTGTTTTTACGGCCGACCTGCCAATATACCTTTTTAAATCGGCGGTAGCCGGTATCCTTATGCACCCATCCGTACACATTACCAAAGATGAAAATCTGAATAGGTTCAGGAACAATATTTTCACCCTGTAATGGCCCTTTCGTATGTTTAAATTGTGTCATCCAGTAAAGGAACCGACGAGCTTTTTCGTCATCAAACACATATGGGAATTCCCTTGTGCCTTCCCTACTCACATCATTTAAAAAACGCTGGCAAGCCCATATGTGTTTTTCGCATGCCACAATCTCACCCGATATCACATCGCGTGAGTAATCAAGTAGAAATTGTTTGATTGTATTCATACATTTTTAAACTCCTTTTCTGCAGCTGTTTTCTCCCGTTCTTCCTGTGTACGAGTGATAGCAAGCTTAGCCCGGGCAGACGGAGTCAGGCCGAAGTCATTAGCAGCCGATTTCATCTGATCATAATAGTTTTTTTGCCGCTTTAATAAAGGATGTTCTTCCCCTATTAACTTGATAGGATTTCCCTCTTCATCCTCGCCTTCTGTATGGACCATAATCCCGTCTTCTTCAATCACTTTTGATATAGATATATACTGAGAGTAGGCGTTGCAGTAGGCGGCCAACATGCTGATGTCCGCTTCCGTGATGATCTCGACCTCAGCCAGTAAAGCAGCAACTCGTTTGAATTCTTTTTTTCCGACTTTATCCAACCACGTTGGCGGTTTTATATTATCGGATCGCATTTTCAGCTTTTTCTCGTGCTCAGCCCGGGCGGCCAGCTCTTCCGTATTCTTTTTATTTGGGTTGCCCTGTATCAATTGAAGCGTCGCGGATTTTGCAGGCCTCGGCATGTTCTCACCTCATTTCATGTCAAAAAAATTGCATTTTTCACTTGTTTTTTTCACCAATCGTGATACGATGAAATCAACAACAAAACCAGTCGTACCAAGCCCTCTCGGCAAATTTGCTGAGGGGGCTTTCTGCTGTTTCCGGAACTTTGAAAAGCGGTGTTTGTTTGCAGAAGGGGGATCGCCGTTCTCCGTTCGTTTCCCTTTCAGAGATTTGTTAGGGGGGGAGGGTCACTTGCCCTTACTGCCGTGAGCCTTGTTGTGACAGGCGTTACACAAGCTTTCAAGGTTCTTTATGTCCAATCGTTTCGACCAATCTTCCTTCACTTCCACGATGTGATGCACCATGTCAGCCGGAGTGAAGCAATGATCTTTCAAACAATGCTGACAGAGATAATTGTCTCTTATCAAAGCAAGTTGTCTTGTTCGTTTCCATTCTGTTGATTTATAAAAACTTGTTATTGTTTTGTTTCTTGAATGTTTGTTGTAATGTTTTGTTTCTTCTTGTTGTTGTGTCTTGTGTGTATCACAGTACCGGTCACGGGTGAGACTGGAGCATCCACGAGCGACGCATATCCTTAGAGGTTTAAGGGGCATCCCTTCCACCTCGCTCATTCCTGTTACATAAGTTCTCTTTCCATAACAGCCTTGGCGGTATGAATTCCCCTTTTTCATCCCTATCTTTAACCCCTAAACTCTCATATGGAAGATGCAATAATCCTTTAACCTTACTGTATGGATGCATTTCGCTTATACGTGCAATACGTTCAACTGCTAATAGGTTATGCAATCCATAGTCACCAAGGTACCCCAAAGCCTCAACGATATCAGCATCCTGCCAAGGGCAACCTGAGACACGCAATTGGTTTAAACCCTCATGTATCATTGCTGTAGTTATATTGTGCTTTGTGGCAGTGTTATAAGCCTGCACGCGTAAATCCTCATCAAATTGCATGGTGACCTCCTAAAAAATAAAACACCTTTCCAAAGAACAGAAAGGCGCTACTGATTAATGCTTTTATTCTCTTGATCAATTAACGGTTTCATAAGAACTTCAATCTGCGCCTTCACCTTTTCATATTCAGTAAGGAGACTGGCAGCTTTCTTTACTCTTTTTGCTTTTCTGTATTGGTTTCTTATTGTTCTTATCCTCTTTAGAAGAGATCTGATATGAGGATTTGTTACAGAGTAAACCGTTTTATGATGGCAAGCCGGGCATTGAATGAACCCCACAACGACACTATTTGCTTCTTTACGCTCAAATAATTCGATCTCGTGATTTGCTCCGCATTGTTCGCATTTGCTAAGCGGGTTCATAATGTTCCCTCATCTGTTAAGCCTGCACTCAACCTTCTTTCGTCTATACCAATAGCTCCTTGATTGTGGCTAATTCGTCTTACCGTTCCATCTTCTCTATGTGTAACAATATCAATATAGATTGGCTTATTCCCGTACTCATCTCCAGTAAGATAAGAGAAATCTACACGGACTTTATTTTTTATTTCTTCGCCTTTATATAAAACACGCGGAACGGAAGTAATGTCATCAAGCTCGATCTGTAGCAATGGCGTTTTATGCTTGCCACCAGTTTTCATACTATTCATCCTCCTTCATATTCTTTCTATGTATCGTTGCGAATTCTTGACCATCACAAAAAAGTGTTTCAGTAGCAGCATCTGTTTGATCTTCCTTCAGTAACTCCAGTCTTTCGTCACGATTAGAAGTTTTTGCCCAATTATTGAATTCCTGAATTCCTATATTCACGCGTTCCAGGTGCAACTGCTTTTGTTTCTCGTTCAATTCGATTTTCCTTTTACTGATTTCAATGTCATAATTAATCTGTTTTAAAAGAAGCTCTTGCTCAGTGCACCACGCTTTAAATTGATCAACATATAAATTGTCTTCGGACATGGTTAATCCCTCCAATAGAAAAAGCGCCCTCCCGATTGGGAAAGCGCCTGCCTGTTTATTACCTATTACCATAATACCTTATCTAAAACAAAATGGTGTGCCGTTATCGTGCCATCTTTCTGCCAAAATCTTTTTAGTACATTCCTTTTTGCTCTGCCGCAGTCATCCCGCTCACCCTTTCATTACTTGGTGTTGTTCTATCAAACCATGCCTTTCTGTTCTAACGCTGAACCTGTTGCGCCTCTACTCATGCCGCTCACCTCCTGTAACACGATAATACCACGAAAAACGCCCAAATTTTCCATTTATCCACACAATCCACCAATTACCCATATGTTATATACTGTGCAACTGCCCGAAGTGCCGTCAGCCCTTGCCATCCGTGTTTTCAAACAATATCCCTAAAATGAATTCCACGTTTTCTTTTTGAAGGGAATCAATAAAAATATGCAGAAAAAAAGACTCATCTTGTTTATGAGATGAGCCTGCTTATATCTTGAATTTCTTCATGGCGTTGTTCATGGCATCCTGATTGATTCCAATGTATCGAAGGGTTGTCCGCTGATCTGAGTGATTAAAAATCTCCTGCAGCATGGCAACGTCTTTTGTTTGCTTGTAAAAATGGTATCCGAATGTTTTCCTCAGCGTGTGCGTGCCTATATCATCCAAATTGACATACTCAGCAGCAGCCCTCAAAATCTTATAAGCCATCGACCGGGAAATGGGCTTGTTGATCCCTTCGCGGCTTTTGAAAAGATATTCGTGATCTTCTTTCCCCTCAATATATGCCTTTAATTCTCTTTGAAGTTCCGGCGTCATTTCAATTCTCTTTTTCTTTTTGGTTTTCTTCTCTATAAGGTTGAAATACGGCCGTTTGGCGTCCCTTACTCTCAGTTCCAATATATCTGATATGCGAAGACCTGAATTTATCCCGGTGACAAATAGCATGTAATTCCGCTCGCTCTGTTCTTTTAGAAACCGTTTGATATAGAAAATGCATTCCGGGTCCCTTATCGGCTGAACAAAATTCATTCCGGCGCGCCCCCGTCCTTATAGACTTCCACGCGAAGAGCAAAGGCCAGCCGGTAAAATGCTTTTGCTTTCGTCCGGTAGTAGCTCCGCTGACTGAGTCTCATCTCTGCATAGACTTCATAATCATACATTTCTTCATTCTGCATATAGAGCATGACAAGTATTTGCCGCTCCTTTTGGGAAAGCCGGTTAACCGCTCTTTGCATTCTCTTTAAAAACCGTTCCCTCTCAATTTCCCAATCCATGCGTTTTAATGCTGCGTCTTCTGTGGAGGAATGAAATTCATTCGAAAAGCTGGGTGGAACAAGGCTGTATGTTGCGGTCACTTTCGGCAAAAAATCTTCCGGCACTTGTAGTAAGTACATGCGATATTGTTCGAGCAGCTTTTCAGCTTTCATTCTCGTAGCTTCTTCGTCAATTTGAGGTATGTTCAGTGTCATTTGATTCATCAAAAATCCCTCCCGTTATTATTTCTGTCTAAAAGCTCCACCACGGCCTCTTTTATATGTAGGCCTGTTTACACCCATGAGGTTCTCCAACTCTCTCTCAGTAAGCTTCTGCGGCTTTTTTTCGATACTTTTGTGTGACGATGGCTGTTTTTCTTTAAAATCAATGCTCAGCGTGGCGTTTTTCTTCGTTTTCATGCCGTCCCTCCGTTCAAATAAAAAACGGACACCAATCAGAGCACAGTGATTCTGTGCAATGATCAGTGTCCGCAGGCTCTCCGTCTTGGACATATTGATTTTTGATTACTTCACGTAAAATTTTGCTGATTCAAATGTTCCAATATAGTTCCGCTTGCCGGAATCAGAGTAGCAGTCCAGCTGGATGACATATGTTCCTTTCCCGGTCTTATTCCGGATCGTTTTCACGTTGAATGATTTCAGAGGCGTTGCCGTTTTGAAGCTGCCCCGCTGTACTAAGTTCGTATCAGTCAGCCCGCCGCCGCTTCGCTTCTTGTATACGCCGGCCGTGTAATAAAGTGTGCTTGATCCTTTTTTCTCGGCTTTCCAGTCCACCGTTGAGGCGCCGGCCGTGTAAGTCGCGGCATCCGTAAACACCCGGCCGCTGTACCTAGATTCATTTTGCCAGCCTGACCATGCTGCGGAAGCAGACGGCGCAACCGCCACCGCTCCCGTAAGTAATGCAGCTGATAGAATGATTGATTTGAATAGTTTTTTCATGATTACTCTCCCCTCATTGCTGTTAATACATCATGGACATAAAAATTCTGCTCCAACGCTTCCCACAGTTCGTCTGTCATGCCTTCTTCTGCTGTCATGTCTTCAAAGTCGGCGCCTGTATACTGGATACTTGATCCGCTTTCTGTTGGTGAAGTTTCCTGCCTGTTAATTTCTTCCCCATTCTCGTTAAACAATTTCACAATGCCTTTTTCTGCTGTGATTTCGATTACGACTTTGTTGATCATCATTCTTCCCCCTTAACGATATATCCCTTCAAAATCGCCTTATTTAGATCATAAGCAGACATGCTGTTCAGCGGATCAAACAATCCGGTCCACGGTTCGACATCACCTATTTTAATGACAAAGTGTTTCCCGACGAATTGAAGGCGCGCAAATTCTTTTTTGTCTCCTTTGGTCAACGTGTTCACTCTTTCAGGTTCGTCATCAGCCATTTTCAAATAAAACTTCATGCCTTCCTCTATCGCCCGCGCCTGTTCCCGTGTGACCTCAACCTTATCGCTTGTTTTGATTATGATTTTTGTCTTTGTCATTCCGCGCCCTCCTTCTTTTTTAACGGCCACCATCCACGAACCAAGTACCCACTGATAACTGCGGCAACTGCCACACAATTTATTCTCGAACTCTGATTGTCGAAATACTGATCCAGGATTGCTCCTATGGAATTGGCAATGACCGACATCATGAGAAGCATCAACATTCTAAATGTGAATTTCATTCCATCACCCCCAGAAATAATTCACAGCACTCACAGCGCCATATACAATCCAAGAGAGGGCGAAAAACAAGATTCGCCAGTTCTGCCCCCGGATCATTTTGTTTTGCTCCTGAATCGTCCGCGCTAAATCTTCGTTACGCGTTTCCAGTTCGATGCACCTTGCTTGCAGTTCTTCGTTTTCTGTCATTGTTCCGCGCCCTCCTCAATAATTCCCTGTCAAAAGACAACCATCCCATGGTCCGGATTCGTGTATCTCCTCAAACTTTTCTATGATGCATTGAAGCGCTTTTTTCGGAAGTAAGTCAATTAGTTCGTTCTCAAAGAAGTCCTGAAGCATGTTATTGTACTCATCATATTCGGCAATTCCTCCGTCTTCATATCCGGCACTTATCATATGTCTGACCTTGTCTCTCATCTGATCGTTTGTCATTTTTCCCCCTCCGGCTCTTCAAACGCTATTTCCTCTTGATCATCCATAAGCGGACTTGACGTAATTGTTACTTCAAGGTAGCTTTCACAAGATTCTTCATCAAAGAAATACTCAACATCGGCTGATAAAATGTGTGTGAAAGTAACGTTCGTTGTCCCTTCTATTTTCAAAGACAATTCATCCCATAGAGGTAATGCGGCCATTACCTCCAAAAATTCAGGAACCTCTTTTAATATTTTTTCTGCATTTTTGAAGTCGACCCGCAATCCGTCTTTTGTTCTAATCGTGTGTTTTTTCATTTCATTTGCCCTCCTGCTGCCGCTGATGATTGACGGCGTTTTTGTCCATGTAAGCCGCTTCAATTTGTTCATGCGTTAACCCAAACATTTTACCTAGACCGATAAAACCCGCAAAAAACTCATCGTAAGTATCAAATAACTTTTCTTCAAACCAATCTTCATGTATTGCTTTATATAAGTCCGATGCATATCCAAACAAGTGGTTAAACTGGTTTACAATAGTGAAGTCAGTCCACTTCCCTAAATTTTCGTGTGCATATCCAATTCGATTCCCAATACTCAAGACAAAATGTAGGCAGTCCACGTATTCCTCAAGTAGTGGGTTTTTATCACGAAAAGCCGTTACATCACCCACGTTACAAACAGGACATATTTCATAATCCGGATCTAATAAGTGTTTAAAATCATCTTTGTTTAAATTTTCTCCGCAATAGTGATTTTCACAACGGAAAAAGGCTGCGTTTTCAGGATTCGCACCAACATTTGTTGATACTTTTGTTCTTGGCTTTTGGTTATTACTCCAATGCTTAAAGCCGCGCCATTCATTCGCACACTCGGCAAGCTCGACCTGTAGAGCAAGAATGAGGTTCGGTAGCAAGTCCTGCCCCTCAAGCCCCTTTTCTTTGATGATCCGATCATCAAGCACCTTTTGCATTTCGAACATTTTTTGTAGATTCATGATTCAACTTTCTCCCTTCTCCGTTTACGCGGAATGCCTATTTTTCTTGCATGATAGAAATAAGTATCAATACATTCGAAACCGAAATGCTGTGCAATTTGGAAGTGTGTCCAATTCTGGTTACGAAGCTCCGTCCATTCTGCCAGAGTGAACAGGCGATACGGTTTCTGGATTACTATGCCGTTAGCCTTTTTCCAGACAGAAAGAGTGGATGGAGAGCAATGCAGTTCCTCTCTCGCTATTTCCGTGTCAGACATACCGCGTTCATGAAGCTCTCGATATTGCTCCTCTGTGAAGCCGATGTCATCAAGTAAAGTCACACTATTTCCTCCTCAACGCCCATGCAGCGCCCACAATGCGGGCAGCGGGCATCTGCGCGGATTTCTAAATCAAGTTTTTTATAATCGCAGTCCGGGCAATGGTATTCGATCATGATGCAGTCTCCTGGTCCATAATTGCCTTAAATATCGGGTAAATCTGCTGCGGCACAACCGCGTTTCCTAATCCTTTAATTCTGTCCACCCGATCGGGAACCCATGAGCCACTCGACCCACGTCGGGTTCAGTTGCCCAGCATTGCCCGCCGTCATCTGTTTCCGTTCCTGCTCTGAAATAACTCCCTTTTCCTGTAGTTCGCACATCGTTTGAAAAGATCCCGTGCCGCCGCACATCCCTTTTGTTCTCGGAGTGGGCCACATCACAGAATCGTTTAGATTGAGACTCCATCCCTGCTCCGTCTTCCTCTGTGCACGTTTCGAATTGGGCTTGTCTCCCGATCTGTAATCTCTTGACTGCGGGGTCGGGAAAAACTGAACATACCTCCCCAGGCCTATTGATCCGTCTGTTCCGTTGCCTGTCCTCTTCCGTAGCGTTCCCGATGAGTTGATTGTGAAATTGTCGTTCTTCCCTATTATTTTGCCTGTTGTGCCGTCCGAAGCTGTCGGAGTAGGCAACAACGAAAGTTCGATCTCTTCGATGTTTGGCGTCGACGGCACAAGCCGGTATAATAAACGATTGCCCTTTGTAACCCGCACTTTCCAAGTCAAATAGCGTGCGGTCGAGTTCCATGTTTGCGAAGTTAGCAACGTTTTCACCAACAACCCAAGTGGGTCTAAGCTCTTTGATGATCCTAAACATTTCCGGCCAGAGGTCGCGGTCATCTTCCGTGCCTCTTCGCTTCCCGGCAATACTGTAAGGCTGGCAAGGGAATCCCCCTGAAATAATGTCAATTGTTCCACCTGGCTCAATCACTCCTTTTTCTTCTAAAAGCTGTCTATTCAAGGTGCATACATCATCGAAGATAGGTACGCCCGGGAAATTTTTGTTTAATACCTTTTGACAAAAGGGTTCACGCTCGCAGAATGCTACCGTCTCAACGCCGGCCCATTCAGCGGCAAGAGCGATCCCCCCAATGCCGGCGAACAATTCAATACTTTTCATCCCGTCACCCCAACATTCCCGGCAACACGGAGATAGTGAAGAAGATGAGTCCCACGCATGCCCCGACCAGCCAGATATTAGTTTTATCCCGTTTAGCGATAATGGTATGGTCGCCGATCATTTTTAGATCGTCAGACCGAGCGACAAGCGTCGGGATGTAATCCGGGTGAACCTTTAAAAGCTCGGCCGCCTGCTCGACGGTCATTGCTTCGTCCTTCGTGGCCTTCACATTCCGTTGTAGTTCGACTTGTAATGGCATCACTCCGCAGCCCCCTCCAATGCTTTTCTGGCCGTTTGCCCTCCGTCGAGTTCGACAGCTGGTGGACAGTCCTCGAATTCTTTTGTGTAATTCGTCTCCTTCGCATAAAAAGTCAACGCTTCTTTCATCTGCTCGTTTTTAGTCTTCTGTTGCCGAACCTTCCCCTGTTCCATTCGCAGTAAGACTTTCATATTCATTAGTTCATCCGATATTTTCGCGGTCTGGGTTTCGGCTCTCCGCCATTCATCGAGATGGTTGCTGGATTTCTCATGAGCTTGTTTTAATTCCCCTCGTAGCCGGCTGATCTCTTCCTGAGCCTGCCGAAACTGAATGACCGTGACATCCTGCTGGCGCTGGTGCTCCCGATTCATAGCCTGCTGCATGATTAACTCTTCCGCGAGCTTTTCGGCTGCTGCTTCCAAAGAGATTTGCTCCGGTGTACTGGCTGTCGTTTTCGAAAGGGTGCAAATGTAAGAGCCGGTATATAAAACCTCACCTTTTGACAAATTGATTTTGAATTCTTTCATGCCCGGGCCTCCCGGTCTAAAAGACATGTTTTGCATACAACCCATTGAGCTGAATAATATATTTTTCCGCAACGTTCACACTTGCGGGCAATTTCATTTTGATACATGTTCCGTTCCTCCCCCGCAGGGGAAAACCCCTGCTAATTGAATTTATGGCCGATCTCGTAATCACAACGAGCCAGGCCGCCTTTTACTGTTTGAATGATTGTTTTACCGTGTTCGGGTGCCTCAACGACATACGCGGCGTTTTGATTGCCGTCTAACACGATGACAGACACCTTCCCCGGCTCAATAAATTGAGAAACACTTGTATTTTGATTGAGTGATATATGTTTTGGCTGCATGTTCAAAGCCTCCGTATGGTATAATAAAAGTGTCGAGTTTTTATTTACCATACGGTGGCGGTTGCTTTAGCGGCCGTCCTTACATCCAATAGTTTGACGGGAATAGCTGTATGCCAACCTTTGGTTTTTCCGTCGGAATGATTGGGTGTTTTTTTATATACTCAAGGCGTTCTTCTTCGCTCATCACCCGTGTTGTAACTTCGCCGTGCCGACGCAAGTTTTTATTTTCTGTCATGGTGCTGTCCTCCTATTCTTTGTTCATGCCTTTGATTTGAAGATTATATAAGCGCTCAAGCTCTTCATCTGTCTGGCGGTTTAGAAAAGCTCTGCCAAAAGAGCCGATAAGCAAAAGCCATTCAATTAAATGCTCTCGTTCTGCCTGTCCCAAACGTCTGCCACTCCCTTCATAATCAGCATTTGTAAAGCTGCGTTCCGTACCTCCGGGGCGCAGTCTTCATAACGCACGATGACCATAAGTTGCTGGACCGTTGCTTTTTCAAAACGGAAGCTTTTGCTTGTTGCGTTCATCTTCTGACGCTTCCTTTCCGAGCAAGCCGGATTCCCGAGGCTCTATGAGGTCTTTTTTTGCTTGGTCGATGATAAGAAATAACGTTTCGTCTTCATTCCGTTTCAGCTCTTTTGCTATGTTGAGGTAAGACTCATCTGCCGCCCACAGCTCCCGGAAACGCCTGATTTCACTGTCATAAAACATGAAGTTTAGCTCCTGAAAAGGGATATACACCGGGCTTTCTTCAAACAAATAGCGTAGTCGGTACATTTTATCTTTCATCGTTTTCTCGGATATTCTAATTCTTTTGTTAGCGCGTAAACCGTTCTTACGGGCGGGCAGGATGTTTTTTCTTGCAAAGTCCATGACCAGCAAAATGATTTCATCCGAATCCCTGTTTAATAATTCCGACATATCAAGAATTGATTTCCCATCATGCCAGTATTGAACTACCTTTTTCAGCTGGACCATTGACCATTCATAATTCATATCCTCCAAAGCCAGTTCGAACTGTTCGGCATTGACCGCCTGACTCATGCTAAACACTCCCTTTTGTAATTCATATAGCGGTGAACCAGTATGAGACGGTGCTCGTGCTGTAAGTGCTCTAAGACAAGCCAGTTCTCAATGGTCAGGCCGTTTGCCTTAATGATTGCCTTTTGTGCACGCGTCGGAGATTTACCACGTCTCACACTGCATCCCCCCTAAAGTTCTGATAGTCTGCTATTTTTTGATCAAGAACCTTGATAAGCTCGTCTATTTCTTTTTTGCGCTGGTCATCCGTTAATTTGCGTTCAGGGACGATCTGAAGCACGCCGGGCATGATTGCCTGTATCAACTGTTTTCACCTCCTTAAACCAGCGAAGCCGGTGTCTTGCGCCCTTTGCCTTTTTGCGCCTCTTCAAACTCAATTTGTTCAAGATGGGCTGTAAGGCGGTTGACGGTCTTTTTGTCATAAAGCTTTGCTAAAGCCAATCCGGTGAGGTTTGTTGTTACAATCGTCACCTTGCCTTGCCTGCCAGTAGAGATCCCATACCAGACCCTCTGAATGAAATCAGGCGCTGTCCTTTTCTCGTTATCTGTGTCGCCCACTTCACTCCCCAAGTCGTCGATGACGAGGTAATCGACTCGTGTAAGCAGTTCGATCGCCTTGGACTCCGTAAGCTTTTCAGAATCATCGTTGAAAGAATTTTTTATGCGCCGCATGAGCGCGTCACTATTAACAAAAAGGGCTGATTTTGCATATGCTTCTTGACTCTTTTTGTTCAGTTCTTTAAGCGCTGATATTGCCAGATGACTTTTGCCGGCATTGGACGCACCGGTTATAAATATGTTCATGATTACGCCCGCTTTGATCTGATCAACCAGTTCAAGCATCCGGCGTTTGTTCTGTTCATCCTCTTGGTTGTAACAGTGATATGTTTCAAACGTTGCCTTTTCCAGAGTTGGATCGGCAATGAGTGAGTGTGTAGAAAGAACCCTTCTCTCTACCTGACGGCGCCAAACCTCAGCTTCTTGCTCAATCTCCTTGTTGCGCTGTTCCCTTTCGCACATAGGACACTTTACAGAGCCGTCCCGAAGTTCCATGAGCTGAACTGGATACGGTTTTTCCTCTCCGCCGATTATCCGGGTGTGTTTGTTGCAGTAAACAGGGTTACCGTGCTCATCAGTATGGAATGTCATCCTGCGAGATATTTCGCCCTGGACTTTGGCTGCTCGCTCCTTTGTAAAATCCTCCATGCGCCGATCCTCCTTTTTGGTTTAAGTAAGATTCAAATTTTGTGCCGAACAATGTGTGAGGGCGTAAAAACTTATTCATAGCAGGATCATTGAGCCATTCCTCTGTTTTTACAAGAATGACATGTTTAAAATCTTCAAAACGAAAACCTTCTTTCCAGCGTGCTTTGATGTCTTTTTTTGTTTTCTCTGTGTTAGATCGGTATCGTGTACCTGCTACTTTGTTCAGCAAATCAATGATCAGTTTGTAAGGAATCTCGTCCTTTTCGTTTTTGGAAGAAGATGCGTCGTCGGGTTTACCCGACAATATATCTTTTAATTCTTTTTCTTCTTCTTCTTCTTTTTCTTTTTCTTGTCCACTACACGGCGACGTATCGTCGTACGTATCGTTCACGTAACGTGAAAATGCTTCTCTGATAGCGTCATTAGGAATGTGAGGAAAAATCAATTCAAGCAACGTTTTATCCTCTATCTGTTTTAACTCTTTTTCGATGCAGTCCATCATGGGCTTTCCGGCTTTCTTGAGGTTGTATTTTCCCCATTTGATAATCGCTATTTCTCTGGTTTCTGAGTTATAAACGACTAACTTATGATGATGTTGAAACCGGTCCAAAAGACTGTTTACTGATTCGGGTGAATACCCCATATCAAAAGCCATTCGCTTTTTGGTAATACGGTAAACACCTATTTGGGTGGTGTTTGGGTTAGTTAAAAGATACAAATAAAAGTATTTATCCTCCGGTGTTAATTCTTCTAATACTTTTGGGTCTTGCCAAAATTCCACATAAACTTGTCGGAAATTAGCCATTTGCTTCCCCTCCTTATGCGTTCGAAATGCAGTTCTTTGCGATCCAAGCCTCAACAGCACGTCGCGAAAATCTCCGCTGGGTTTTTGCCCCGCCTGGGCGCTGAGGTGGTTCAAACGAAGGAAAGTCCGGCCTACTGAAATACAACTCTTCCGCGGTAGCAGCAGTACATTTAAGTATCCCTTCGTAAACCTCCTTCTTTGTTAGCAACTGATCCTGTGCAGACAGTACCATGATCATTTCTTGAATTTTAGGAACCAGCGCTGCGCTCACATTTGTGATTACTTCGCTTGTAATTGTGTCGATATCTGATTGTTCGAGTTCTATTTTCATACTTACCTCCCATTTTTGTGTCATAAAAGTACACATAGTATCTAAAAAAAATAGTCCACTGGAACATTTAACACTTTAGAAATTCTATCTAAAGTTTTTAGACTCGGATATATTTTTCCGGTTTCAATCTTACTAATGTAAGAGCGAGAAAGCTTCAACTCTTCCGCTAAACATGTTTGAGTAAGATTATTAGCTTTTCTTTTGGTTTGTATTTTCAATCCAAGCTCTCTCATGAACACTAAAAATCACATCCTCTCTAAAAAAATGTTACAAATAAGACCCAAAACAAATATAACACTCTATCATTTTTTTGGCAACCCTTTAAATTCGTTTTTTGAGACTATATGTCACCATGACATGTTATAATGAGTACACATTGAATATACAATTTTCAAAGAATAGAGCTATTTTAATATTTGATTTGAAAAAGGTGAGAAAATTTGTCAAACAATACGGGTGTAAAATTAAAAAAGTTAAGGAAAAGCAAAAAGTTAACTTTAAGAGACTTAGCCGATAAATTAGGAGTGACACACAGTTACCTATCAAAAATTGAACGTGGTGTTACTAACCCATCATTAAAAATGATTAATTCGCTTGCTGAATTTTTCGATGTTGATCAGTCTTATTTTTTCACCGATGAAAAAAACCTCGACAATTTCACTGACGAAGAATTAGAACTCACTTTTGAACGAGACTTATCTATAGAATACCTGAGAGAAAAATACAACATAACACTTGGTGGTAAAGAAGTTTCGGATGATGAAATAAAAGTGATGTTAGAAGTATTGAAAGCATATAGAGAATCAAAGGGCGGCTCTAGTTCTGACTGACTCATTCTCTAATAACTGCTTTAATCTTTCCAAATATTCATCCAGTGAAATTTCTTTTTTCATTGTTAGTAGCTCCTTTTCGCGAACGTTCGTTCTTATTTTACTCTATATACCCTTTCAGTTAAAGTGTTTCCTGTTTTCCAAAAAATCTAAAACAGGAAACACCCCTAAAAAACACGAAAGACGATACCAATGTTGGTAACGTCTACTTTTACATTCCTACTCTTACTTCTGTTGTTTGGTACATATTACTGTTGGCATACGCTGAGTGAGTAAGTCCTCCGATTGCAAAAAGAATAATTAATGTAAACAGCAAAAAACTTGCAAGATATTTCAAAACATCACCCCCTGACCATTAGATTTTAAGGTCTAAATCCATTTTTTGCAACTGGATTTTTGGGATGTTCGCTCTAAAGTAATCGCGGCTCTCAGAAAAAAAGTGAAGAGAGAGTAAAATTTTATCCGCCCTCATTTGCCTAATTCCATCAAATAAATAGGCATACGGTTTTAATGATTCGTCTTCATAGTAATTTTCCAGAGGTTTATGGCTTCTTAAGTCACTGGTGAATTGAGTGACATTATATTCGCTATCTATCCTGTTGAGCCAGTAAAATTGAAGAATTGCTATTTCTTCTTTATTTTGAATAACCTCGTCTTCTCTATCATGTTCTTTTTCATATAACATTAGCAGTCTTTTATAAAAAGCAAACGACTTTTCATATGACTCTAAAAAAAATGAAAGTGCAAATAAATAAGTAGCAGTCATAATGTGATTTTGACTAATTCCTGTTTGCATTAACGATTTAGCTGCTAACCTTGCTTTATTAATATTGTTCTCTTGCTTAAGATATATATTAGCTAAAACTTCGTCAATTCTAGCTTGGAAACTTTTGAGTAGAAAAGGATCATTAACATTTTGTAAGTATTTTTTTGCTTTGTCAATCGCAAAAAGACCGAGGTCATATTTTCCAATATTGTAATTAACGTATGATTCAAAAATTTTCAGCAATACTTTTCCTTCCGTGCTTTCAAGAGACAGGTTTTGCAGCTGTCTTTGATGTTCGAAAGGTTCTAATGATTTTCTGAATTCCAACAACCATCTATACGCACGACATGGCTCTGGCGTTAAATGTGAATAGTTCAATATTAAGTAATTCATTACATCATACATCTGATTAACATAACAATATTCTAAAGCGCAATAGACATACTTCTTATCAATTCCACTTTCGCAATACGCTTTCATCAACTGTTTTTCATCGTTCGGAGAAATTTGTTTAACGGTTTCTATAACCATCCAGAAAGCAATTTCTTTACCTGAAAAAAACTTACTCATATAACCTTTTGTTATTCCGATTGTTTCAGCAATTCCATTCTGTGTTTTATTTGATGATGCAAGTTGCTCCTTTAGAATAAACCTTATATCTTGTTTTTCTTTAACTGCATTGCTCATAAGATCACCTTTTCAAAACAAATTTAACACAAGATGAACAAAAATGTTGTCGATAATTGACGAAAGCGTCAAAAAAAGAACAATAATTCCGAATAAGAATAATATTCATATTTTTCTCTATTATACCATAATTCGTATTATAAAGATATTTTTATTATGAATTTGTTTAATTCTGATCTCATGTGCAAGGCGCTTTAAATGAACTAATTTCAATCGAAAACAACTTTCCTCTACAAAAATTTTAGATTGAGTTGCATAATAATATTAATAAAGTGATTTTAAGTAAAAATGGAGGATAGGATCAATGGCGAGTTATAGAAAACGCGGAGACAATTGGGAATACAGAATTACATACTATGATCCCATCACGAACAAAAGACGCGAAAAAACAAAGAAAGGCTTCAGGACTAAAAAAGAAGCTATGGTTGCAGCCGCTCAAGCTGAAATCAACATTGATCAAGATTTTTTTGAAAAGGATGATAATATTAGACTGGCCTCTTACCTTGATAAATGGTTTGAAGATTATAAGCCCACCGTCAAAGAAAGTTCTTGGAAAACAAGACATGATAGTTTAATTATTTTAAAGAAGCACTTAGGGGCTTATAAATTAAAGAGCGTTAATGAAAAAATATACCGTAATTTTCTGAATGATATAGCACCACAATATGCAAAGAACACACTTATTGGGGTTCATCACGTAATTAAGATGGTTATGGATCAAGCTGTTAAAGACTCTTACTTCAGATATAATCCAATTAAAGAAGTGAAAATTCCTAGAACCACAAAAGACACCTCTTCAAAACAAGTTGATGAAGACCTTGCAGATATAAAATTTTGGGAAAAGGAAGAGATTACAGCATATCTGAACGCTGTAAAACGGAAAGGGAGGCCTCAAGATTTAGCGATGTTTTTGCTGCTGGTTTATTCCGGTTTGCGTATCGGCGAAGCTGTGGCCCTCAAATGGGACAAAATTGACTTTGAAGAGTCTATTATCCGGGTCAGATTCACTTTGTTCCAAAAGAATGGGTTAAGAGGGAAATATAAAATGATGCCGCCTAAAACTCAATCATCTATCCGTAACGTACCGGTTCCGCCTCAAGTTATTAATCAATTACGTGTTTTGAAGCATGTACAAGAACGAATAAAAGAGGAGAAACAAGGCAATTACGTTGATGAAGACTTTGTTTTTGCTGATCATACAGGTCAGCCCGAACCGGCAAGAAACTTCAATTATCGAATGACCACTTATATAAAAAAAGCAGGAGTGAAAAAAATCACTCCGCATAATTTAAGACACACATATACAGCTTTGATGATTGATGCTGGAATTGATATTAAAGAAGCTCAAAAACGTCTGGGCCATTCTTCTGCAAAAACAACACTTGATATTTATTCTCATATCATGAAAGATAAAAAAACTGCATCTATCGTCCAATTTAATGCTATGGCGAATGAAATCTTTTAA